CTCCTGGGAAAAAATAAGCAGCGCCCTTTTTGGGTTTAAACTTAACTCCTTGATTTGGAAAATATAATTCTCCACCTTCATAGTCATCATTTAAATAAAATAAACTTGAAAGATCGTAGTTTGGAAAGTCGTTTGGCTCTCCAGCATCTGGACCTTCATGCAATTCTTTATCTGCATGAGGCATCTGTAGGTGACCTGGTAACCACCTTACAATTGTTGTTCCTGTTGGCTTAACTTTTACTTTATAAAAATCTTCAACAATTGGTTGTAATTTTTGAAATAGTCCAGCGATAACTGGTGCAATTGTTGGATCATTTTTATCTAAACTTGGTGTGGTTGCAACTCTGTCTTTCCAAAAATCAGAATCATATACAACTGTTCCATTTTCATTTACATGGCTTTGTGTTACATCCCAGATAGTGATAGATTTTGCTGCCTTTTCTAAAAAAGTAATTTCTTCTTGAGTCATAAAATTTTCTAACTCAACAATCATTTCTTTACCATTACCAAAAAATCCTGAAGGGGTTATTGACCTTGTTCTTTTAACAACTGTTGGGGTATTGTCTATTTTATTCATATTAAGATTATACCAGAAATATTTTATTTAAATAATAGTTAGTTTTGTTAATATTTCTATGCCTGTTGCTGCTTTGTATTATCAACTACGCTCAATCTTAAAGTTTTTACCTCGTGACTTCCACGAGACTCTCCTTTTTCATTTACGGCATCTCTATACCAATCTGTCCACTTTCCAGATTGATTTATTATTTGTGATGCTGCGCCATAAGATTGGTTTGCTTCATTTCTTTTATTGTCTGGATCCTGATATTCATTTATTTCAATAGTAGATTCATTTAAAGCACTTAAAGATATTGGAATAATTGTGGCTAATGGAGTTCCAGCCTTTATTAATATTTCTTTATTTGCTGACCTTGCTTTAATTGCTAGTGGAAGTGGATTATCCAGAAATGAAGTACTTATTATAGAAGACATTGTCTCAAAGTCATCATTGAAATAGTTAACTGGATTAATAGTAAACATGCTTACATTTTGCTCTGTTCTAAAAACTAATCCAGTGTTAAAACTTACACTTCCTTGGCCTCTTCCAGTATAACAAATGTCCTGACCTTGTAAAAGTTCAATATTGCTTCCAGTTTGATCACTAATACCATTCCAGATGAAACTTATATCTTTTGAACAAGACAAATTCCATCCAACTACATTTGCCTGAGTTACTGGAAAACACCTATATGCATGATTTTCTGAAGTTGTACCCATCCAATCTCTTTTTACAGACATTGGTTGAATCTGCATAGTTGACCAAGGCATTTGTTCAACTGAAATATTAAACATTATTCATTAGCCCACTTTGGATCATACATATCTGGAGTATGAAATTTTTTGCTGTAATCTAACATAGTAACAATAGAATATTTTGTTCCAGAATGTACTGGCATTGCTCTATGTGGGTACATAAAGTTTGATGGAAATATAAATAAGTCTCCAGCATCTGGTTTAACATTTAAACCTTGCAGCCTAAAAAATAATTCTCCACCCTCATAGTCATCGTTTACATATGCAACAAGTGAAACGGTACAGTTATAAGAGTATCCATGATCATGGTGCTCCTGAAAATGCTGTCCTGGACCATATTTAATAAAATTAAATGCTTCCCAATACTTTAAGTTATAAATATTAAACTGTTTGCAATAATCTTGTACTGCTGGATTTTGAGCATCATAAACATCTTGCCATAATGCTTGAAGATTTAAAGATACCTGACTTGTGTCATTTTCAATATCAGTTTTTTTAAATTTAAAATCATTACAATCTCTATAGTTTGGCATTAACTCTTGATAGCCAACGTATGCTGGAAGCCAACTATACCCTTTGTCTTCGCTACCAACTGGTTCAAGATTATTCTCAAGCCTATTGATAACATCAAATTCTTTTTTAATTACCCCTTTATAACATACTATGCCATTACCAAGGTTAACTTTATCTGTCCATGTTTGCATTTTTTCCCCTTTATTTATATTCTCTTTTAGACCATACTTTATTTTTATAAACACCACCATCTGGCTTACGATAAAAACTCATGTTGTCTATAAGTTTATCATACATCTGTCTTTGGTCTAGACTTTCTATTTTTTGCTCCCAGTTTTCTCTTTTAAAAGGAAGAACCTGTAAGTAGGGTGTTCCCGCTGGCAAAGTTCCTTCCCAACCTTCTGCAATAAAAAATGGAAATGTTCCAAGTATATGAACCTTGTCAGAATCAACTACTCCAGTTGTATTTAAAAATGGCAGATCAAATCTGTTCATTGGAGTCATAAATAATGCACTGTATCCTTCTGGTAGTTCTAGACCCCAATCTGGATACCAGGCGAAATGATCTTTATAGAATCCCCTTGGATGCTCAAATTGTGGCATTGCCTGTCTTTTACCACAAAAATCTTTATAATTTGGATCAGATATTTTAACATCAATTATTCCTTTTTCATTTTTAAAAAATGTAAGATCGCATGGAGTTTTTAAAACATATCCTGTTGAAAATGCATCTAAAATTGCTGGACATGCTTTCCATGTTGGAATTTTTCCATAATCATCTACAGTTCCTTCTTTTGGAAAAGGACAAATTTCTTTTGATGCTTTATAGTATTCACCATTTGGCATCTTAGCAAATCTATCTGCATCCTTGTACCAATCTGGAATTACCTTTTGTGTTGGAGATGGTGCAGAAAAACTTTCTTCATTTGATAATGGCCTGTATGGCTTAAATATAATTATATTTTTAGATATATTAGAGTCTTCAGACAACTTATTTATGTCCTAACTCATTAATATCTGTCATTACCACTACACAATATTTTGTTCCTGATTTTATTGGCAACGATGCATGTTCATAAATATAATTTGATGGACAAAGAACTATATCTCCAACTTTGGGTTTATAAACAAGGTTATCCATTCTTGGAAACTTTAAGTCTCCACCTTCGTAATCATCATTTATATATACTACTGCAGAAACTGTACAGTTGTAAACTGGGCCATGATCTGCATGAATATTAAAGTGAGATCCTTCTCCTTCATATTTAACAAAATTAAATGCTTCATAATATACAACATTTATTCCCCAATATGAAGCATAATCATCTACACAGTATTTTAATTTTTCATATATTTCTTGATGAAGATCCAATAGTTCTGCATTATCAGCATCTCTTGATCCAAGATTTTCTTGTTTATATTTAAAATCAACACAGTCTCTTGCTTTTTTAATTGGAGTTTCAGAGTTTGTTACTTTTGCTTCTGACCAATTATATTTTTTATTTTTACTTAAATTTGACTCAAGAGTATTTATATACCTTTTAGAGTCTTCTAAAGAAAATGTATTTTTATAAACATTAACACCTAAAGCCAAGTTTTCAACTACTATGCCATCTTTTAATGACTTTGAGTTAAGTCTATTGCTTGATGTTTCTGATCTATCTTTTGTAAACCAAACATTTGAGTTTTCATCATACTGGGTTTGTTCTTTATAGTTCATTTTTTCTCCTTTTATGTGGCTAGTATAATTCTACAGGAATATATTTTTTAGTTAAATGTCCAATTAAGGTATTTTCTTGCGGAGTAGAGTCCATTTTAGGAATTTCTAAACTATGCATCAACCAAGATGAGTTAAACAAAGATATAGCAATGCTATTAGCCATTAGACCTTTTGTATATTCAAAAATAAATGGGTTTAAAAAATCACGAGTATGTGAATATCTTATTGGATGAAAAATACGCTCTTCTTTAACAAAATGCATTAAATTATTCTTTGAGATTATATCTGTTAATAATACTGGACCATACTTAATTTGATCTCCTTTAGTTGCAGTTGGCATACAAACAAAATTATTAATTAAGTCATCTAAAATTTCATCATTATTTATGTATAAGATATCATTATTAATTCTTATTGGTCCTTTTGCTGGATGAGGAGTGTCTACAAAAAATCCAAATAAATATGGTTCTGGATCTGGCCAGGTATCAGTTAAACAAACCATATCGGAGTCAGTCCATATAAGGTCTGTTTTTTTCAACATATGAAGTCTAAATAAATCAGCAAACTGTTGATGTCCACCACCACATAAAGGATCATCAAACTTTGTTAGAAATATATCCTTTTCTAACATAATTTCATTTGCATCTTTTTTAATTGCACCATTTGGAACTTTAATAGACATGTCATACAGATATATGTATAGTTCATGCCCATGGTATAGATATGAATTCCAAGAAATTTGCTGCAGTAGGGTAGGTTCATTTCCAAACCATAAAGTACCAAACTTTAACCCCATTATTTATACCCCTATCAGATTTAATTAATTATAGCATATACCTATTAATAATAAAATACATCAATATTAAAATTATTTATTTTTTAATATTTTTATTTCATCTTCTAGATTTTTTACTCTTTCCAACAAAGTTTTTAAAACTTCTACAGAGTAAACAGAAACAAGGTCATACCTAAGACCCAAAGGTTTATTATCTTTGTCAAATACAACTATATATTTTAAAGAGTCTACTTCGTTAACTTCTTCTGCTATATAGCCAAGTTGTCTGATTTCTTTAGTGTCACCGTTGTATATCCATGTTACTGGATTTAAACTCTTTATTGCTTGTTCAAAATCAATACCCATTGATTCCATTTTTAATTACCCCCACTATTTTTAATTAATGTTTACAACCCTCATTATACTATGCTTAAATCTCTTAGATGAGTAAATGAATCTTGGGAAAGATGGACCAAACGATGGGAAGAATGGTGGAGCGAAGGCTGGGAAGAACGGGAAGAATGGTGGGAAGAATGGTGGGAAGAATGGTGGAAAGAATGGGAAGAACGGTGGGAAGAACGGTGGGAAGAACGGTGGGAAGAATGGTGGGGTAGTTACGCTGTTTGAAGCACTTGAGGTTGATGAATTACCATTTGCGTTAGTAGCATAAACTGTATATGTTTGTGAAGTATCTCCTTCTTGGGTAACGTTAACGCTTGTTGTTCCTGATCCAACAGTAGCACCTTTACCATCTGATGATGCCCAAGTGTAACCAGTAATTGCACTTCCACCATTTGCAGGGGCAGTCCAAGAGACAGCATCTGAAAGGGCTGAAGTTGTTACGGTTGGTGCAGCAGGAGTTGCTGGCACTGTTGTTGCTGTAATAGAACTAGATGCACTAGAAGCATCAGAAGTTCCAACTGCGTTTGTTGCTGTTACTGTAAATGTATAGGCGGTATTAGATTGTAATCCTGTTACAGTTAATGGTGAAGATGCTCCAGATGCTGTATAACTACCAGGGGATGAAGTAACTGTAAATGATGTAATTGGTGCACCATTACTTCCACCAGATGAGAATGAAACGCTTGCTGCACCATTATTAAATGCACGAGATGTTCCAACATCTGTTGCAGAAACGCTTACTGGTGGATTAGGTTTTCCTGCACCCTGAAATCCAAGGCCTCTTACACCTGCTCCTCGTCCACCAATAATAGGCATTTATTTTCCCCTTATGCAAATCTTGTCTGTGATCCAAAGGCTGTAAAAGCAGCGTTTCCTGTCTTTACTATTGTGTATGAATAGATATCAATACTGTTTGCGTTACCTGCAGATGGTGCCGTACCATTCTGCCACTTTGGAGTTACTGCAGATCCATCAATTGTAAATGATGTCTGGTAGTAAGGAGTTGCTCCATTTGTTGCAAAGAATACAACTGTAATAGAGTCGTTGGTAGCAAGACTGTCAT